CTTACTTAAAAGATTAAAATTAAATTTCCCTGTTTTAGAGTAAAGATATCCTAGCAAAAAGGATCGAACCCATGTGTTTCCGCTTTTCGGATATGATGCAATCCATGTAATCATCTGAAAGTTATTACTCCTACTACTCGTCTGTCTGTTTTTTTAGGGAAGTAATAATAATGAGAGTACTCCTTAAAACAGACCATCTTAAAAGGCTCTGGTTTAATTCTTTTAATTTTCTTATTGGGTAATTCTATGATCGTATCTCCATCACTTTTATTTAAATACATAATGATCTGATAGTGAGGAAAGTCATGGTCTACATGACTCTGTGTATGCTCTAGGGTACTGGGAACGACTTGGTTAAGACAACCTCTCAAGATTTCATTTACCTTTAGCTTATGTTTCTTTGCAAATCTTTTTAATATGTCCACAAAAAAAGGAGCATTTCTAGAATTGTATAGAGCGTCTCCCGGTTTTCTATTCTCTATTCTCCCTATAAATATATGGCCCATGAATGGAACGGCATCTCCTTCAGTTGAAAAGGGATGCCAATACCAGGGAAAATTTCCACCCAGAATATATTCTTTAACGAACTTCTTTTCTGCACGCGTAAATATTTTTGTATCTATAATCATTCGTACTTCTTATTAGTTAACTTTTCTACGGAGCTGTTAAAAACAATAGCGGTCTTATGCGTCTTAACTTTAGGGGCTCGATGAAGATAGAATCCCGGGAAGGTTATAAGGTCTCCTTCTTTAGCTTCTACTTTCATCAGTTTATACTTTTCATCAAAGATCTCGGTAACTTCCTTTTGATCAGGGAGATCTAAAAAATAAACATTTGTAAAATGACACGCAGGATGGATATGCCAGCCAAAATCACTACCCTTTTTATATTGATGGTACCAAGTATTATGAATTATCCAGCTTGAACATCTAAAACGTTTAGCCATTTTATCCATATAGGGCCTCATTAAATTATGAAAGACACTCAGGTAATGGCGCGGAGTTTCTTTAGGGATAGTCCAGTCAGATTTAGTGACAGTAACATCACTCACATTAGGCATCTCTTTAATAAGATTTAATAAAACTGGTTTCATTTTTTTATGTTCTTTAATTTTAGTATTAATAATCATATGTAAATATTTCGTTTTAAATAGTTATATAAAGTAGGGCACTTTTTAACGGTCTGGGTCCATTGCTTTTTCTTCTGTTCTAATTTTTCAATAACAGGCAACCATTCATTTTTAAATACCTTTGCGTCAGCTCCTCCTCGATGATACATCAGAGAAGAAAGATCCGTTGCGCCCCAATGCATTCCCGTTGCAATAGCATTAATGCCGGCTGCCGTAGGATAATGAAAATCATTATAGCGTTGACGATGACTTCTTTGAAAATCACTTTGAAACATAGTAAACTTTTCTTCTAAAGGGTATTTTCTTTTTTGAATATCTCTCCAATACTCTGTATCGGTTCTAATAGAAAGAGCATAATGCATTGCTACAAACTCTGCAAATCCTCTAAACATCGTATGACATCTTAAATTAAAATTTTGTTTAGCAAATTCAGAAACAACCGGTCGCTCTAACGTACGCGTGAGGACAGATAAAAAATCATGCACACTTAAAAGACCATTACTTTCTAAAGGCTCAATAAACCCTGCACTTAATCCAATAGCACATACATTTTTAACCCATAGGTTTTTATGAATGCCTATACGCATCTTTAATTTTTTAAATTTTAGATCATCTCTTCCTAGATAATCTTGAAATTGTTTCAAAGCATCATCATCAGAAATATATTTGTCGGAATAAACATAGCCGGTGCCCATGCGGGACCATAAAGGAATATTCCATACCCAACCATTTTGAATAGCTGTACAATTAGTAAAAGGTTTTAATTCTTTTTTCTTATTGGTGA